GAAAGTGGTAGTACCACTTGGAGACCATCCACAACCACCCGCTTGGAATGCTGGGTTGCTGTCTAAAATTTGTACTTGTTGAGTACCTTTGATACCAAGACGTACATTACTGTTCTTAGCTGTAGTTCCACCTACTAAGGCTTTCATCATCAATTCTGTTGATGTTTGGTCGGTAAATCCTGTAATTGAACTTACTACGTACGCAAAATCTTCTTTTGAATAATTTTTCATAATTTTTTTTATTTTTTTATATTTTGTTTTATTTTCTTCTCATACTCATAATAGAAGCAATTTTTGCATCTACAGAGTTAAGTTCTTCTTGTTTATTAAAATCTGTTTTACCGTCAGATATTTTCTTACCTGCTGGTTCTTTTTTGAAAGCACTAAAGTCTTTTTTAATTTCCTTCATACCGTCTTTCATCTTTTTCATTTCTTCAACTAATACTTTTACTTCATCCATTAATGGAACTAAAGCTTCAACTATTGCTTCAACAACTTCTTGTGCTACAGGGGCAACTTCAGCTGGTACTTCAACAGGAACTTCAACATCTTCCATTTCTTCAGAAATAGGTTCTTCAATTTTAACGATAATTCCGTCTTTAGTTTCAACCTTTACACCACTTTCAAGTTCGTGAATACCGTCTGGAGCAGGAATTTCAGCGTCTTCAGTTACTACTTTAACAGCAGCACCTTCTAACAATTCTTCACCTTCTACCTTAACAACTGTACCATCAACTAATTTAGCGTCAATAAAAATTTCTTTTACTGATACGATTGAACCACCTTTAACCTCAATTTCAAAATTCTCTACAAGACGGAAAGTTCCATCTTCTAAAGATACTCTCTCAAACTCATCACTTACTTTGGTAATTTTGTTACCTTCTTTAAGTTCTATAGTTTCAAGAATTGTATTGTTCTCAAGTTTAAACGATTTTAAAACAGGTTCGTCATTTAGAAAACCATATTGCTTCATTAAATTTTTGATTTGACCGATAGCGTTTTTTGGATTTGACATACTATTTTTTTGTTTTTTTATTTATTGGTTTATATATAGAAATATAAATTATGCGTTATAGACTATAAATCTTTTAAAATCTCCGCAAGTTCCCTTAGAAATTGTTGTTCCATTTTGAACTGTTCAATCTCTTCAAAGAAACCTGATACCGAAAATCCATTCAATTCTTTAGTTTTTATGCGTTTCCATACTTCATCATTTCTTACTTTCATACTAACAAACCAAGTACCTACAGGTAAGTCACCAAACCCATATTTGGTTGATTTGTCGTTCTCATCCTCCTTAATCCAACTCTCGTAAACATATACATCGTCAGCAGCTTTACCATTATGTTCGGTATCGTTATTGTCAATATACTTGTTTCTCATATACTTGTCAGCAATCATACGGATTGTATCCTCTCTGAAGGTTACATAATATGGATTACCCTTTTTATCCTTTCTGAATATTTTAAGGTCAGGAACCATCGCAGGTCCAACCACTATACGTTTTTCTTCATCTGTTTGGAAGTTCTGTTTTGACATTTTGTCTCTGTCAATAGAATTGATTTTACTCTCAGACCAACTTAGTGCTGATTTACCTCCCCAACTATCGTACATTAATTTACCACAACCATCATCATAAGATTTACTTGATTGTAGGTCAACCTCATGTCTTGATAGATAGGAATACATTCTACGGATTGTGTCTTCTGAGATAGGTTCACCCTTAGCTAATTGATTAGCACGTTGTTTTCCCACGTCAGTTCCACAAGAACCCCATCCATTCTCTTCCACATATTTCAATACCGCTTGTGCGTTGTTCTTAACACTATCAGGGTAATCTGAATATGATTGAAGTTGTTGTTTCTTCTTTTTCTTTCTAATACCCTCATCAACATATCCTGTTATTGTACTAACATCATATCCAAAATCGTTTGAATTATCATAACCACATTTGTTACACATATAAGGTTTGTCACCACCATCTTCCATATCCCACTCGTGTCCACACTTTTTACATATAATCACATTACTTTCCAAATCTTCTCTTAGATATTCTTCAATCTTATCAATATGACCATCCATATAAGATACATCGTGTTTCATTCCACTAATCTTATCTATCTCACCGATAATATCTTTAAAGTCATCAACCAATATTACCGCTTCTTCGTATTGATGTTGTGTTGCACTTTCCGCTTTCATTACCTCATCTTCAATTCTGAAAACATTATCAGCAACTTGTGCAGCACTTCTAATCATTCCTTTGGTATCCTCATCATTATCCATGGATATTAGATGTTCAAAGGTTGCTTGTGCACCAGGACATATTTGGAAAAACCTTGTATGGTAACCATATACGTTTACATTTGGTGGAGTAATCTCCATCTTTTCTTTTGATAATCCCAAGTTCTTTATAGTTGAAGGTGATGGATTACCTAAAGTTTTATTTGTAACTGTATCAGGTTCAGGATAACCCAATACTCTTGTATCAGGAACTAAATCGGTTGGAAAACCTCCAACTGTAACCTTACCTTTGTTAACAGACGCTTTATTTGTGATTGTGGCATCCTTTTTATATTCAATACGAGACCATACGTGACGACAATTGTAACCACCTCTCCATACCATGGCAGATTGACCAAAGTCATTCTGTGTTGCATCCATATCCTCAACTCTCCAAACGTAGTTTCTATTGATTAATGTTTTACAAAAATCACGTGTGGTATTGATTATAGCACTTTGAGATATTTTAGGATTTAGAATATACTTGTATCTAACATTATATTCCTTTTCATCCTCAATTGAAGGACCATTTGGGTTAGTAGAAACAAAACTATTTTTACCATCTAATATTTCCACACGATTAACTACCCAACCTTCGTCAAACAATTCTTGTTCGTCTTGTGCGGTTGCAATAAGTTTTTGTATGTATTTCTCATCTTCACCATCAGGAATATGAAAATCTTCAGGTTTAACTTTATTAAAAGCTACCCAATTTATCTCTATTGCTGGTTCTGAAACTAAGGAAATACTGTCAATTCCCGATATTTCATCTTCTTCGTCAATCCTTAGTTCATATATTTTATCTTTCTTCATACTATTAAATATAAATTTTTATTATTTGGTTTTAAAGTTAACGGCCTTGCCCACGATAACGTTTAGGTTTTTGTGATTTAGGTCCAAAGGACTTTTTGTATTTTCCTTGTCTTTTCTTACCAAAGGAAATTTTAAATGAATTTCCCGCTGATTTAGTTTTAGCCATGTTATAGTGTTGATAGGTCTTTAAGTCTTGCTTGACGTTGTTGAGAATTTGTCATTTCATTTTCTACAACATATGTTTTTATTATTAATGGTTGTTGTTCCATAGCAGGGTTTGTTCTTGATGGATTGTCTGGTGATGTTACATTTAAACCAGTTGCAAACGATGTACCTCCACCCATTTGGTTCATCATAGATAATAATGGGGCAAACATCGTAACAGAACCAGACGTCATTACCGCCTCACCATTTGATAATCTTGCAGGTATACTATCTGATTTAGATGTACCAGGTCCTCTAATAATACCACCATCTGCGTAACCTCTACCCATTTGGTTTCCTGATGGTTGTGCACCTTCACCACCACTGGCACCCTCAAATTGGGTTTTTTTGATGTTCTTAATTTGAATTGCGGTTGTAATACCTAAAGCTGCGGCGTTTGCCAACTTAACAATCCAATCAAATGGTGATGGTAAAGTTGATGGTTGTGTTAATATTTGAATTAAACCTGAAGCTGAAGACATTAAAGCTGTCGCAATTTGAAGTTTCTTTCTTTGTTCAAACGCTTTCTTACTTGTCTTAGCTTCTTCATCATAACCTTGTGCAAGTGCTGCGGTTATCCCTGCAAATGATTGTATTGTTGCTGACGCAACTTCACCATAAGCAGCAATTTCCTGTTGTTTTAAGTTCTTTTTATCCTCTTGATATTTCTTTTCAATACCTAATAGAGTTTCTATTTTCTGTCTTTCAATTCTTTCTTCTTCGTCTGCGTTACCTTTAGCCCTTAATAATAAATCATCATAAAACTCAGTTTGAATTATTTTTTCCTTTTCGTAAGTTAACTTTAATAATTCTTGTTGGTTTCTAAAAAATGATTGAGTTTTATTATTTAATACTTGGTTTCTTAATTCTAATATTTTTAATTCAGCATCAAGTTGTTTCATCAAGGTTTCTTCCCTTTGTTTCTTTGCATCTAATCCAATCTTGATAATGTCTATTTCTGAGTTTTGTTCAGCAATTCTTCTTGCAAGTATAGCCTTTTCAGTAATAGTTGCCATGGCCTTTTCCATGTCAGCACGTGCACTTGGATATTGTTCAATAAGTTTCTTATAAACAGCAATTAACTCAGTTTCAATTTTTGTAATATCTTCTTTATCTTTTTCAAGATTTAACTTTCTTTCCGCCTTTTTTTGTTCAAATTCATCCTTAAGACCTGCAATTGTTAATTGATTTATTTTATCAGTAAACTGTTTTTGTAAATCAAGACCTTGTTTTACAGTATCTTCAAATGCTTTTAAATCTTCATCCTCTAACTTTTGTTTTTTCTTTAGATAGTTTGTTCTTGATTGAAGTAATAACTTATTTCTAAGTTCTTCTGCGGAAACAGCAATACCATTAATCGTTTGATTTTTAAGTTTTAACGCATTAATTTCTTTTTGTTCCCTATCAAAATCCTGTCTTAGTTTAATTTGGGAAGCTTCGTTTTCACGTTTTGCTGATAATTGTTCGTATTCATTTTGTAGTTCCAATAATTTATTATTGGCAGTCTTTGTATCTTCTTCAACCTTTTTTCTATATTCTTCCTGTTGTTGTCGTCTTTTCTCTAATGCCGCTTTTTCTGCTTCTTGTCTTTTTGCTAACTCTTCTTTTTCTGATGCCGTTAATTCTTTTGAACCTGCAATAAAATTTTTATTAGCCTCATCGTATCTTTTACCAAATCCTGTTACTGCATCCCCTGCAGCTTCATATGCACCTTTAAAATCACCTGAAAATAATTTATAGATAGATTTACCTAACAATCCAATTCCTTGAATAAATGATGATATTGCAGAATATACCACACCAAACGCCTTAGATACCATCGGTAATGCACTAACCGCTAAATCTACCAAGGTATTAAACACAGGTTCTAATGCCCTAAACACACCCTGTAGAATTTTTTGGATACCTTCAAATAGAGGTTTTAACTTTTTACCCGCTTCTTCTGACTGTGAAAATGCGGCAGCTAATCCTCCAACTAAAGCAACAAGTAAACCAATACCTGTGGCTTTAAGTGCTGCACCAAATGATTGTGTTGCAACTTTTAATCCATTAATAGCCCTACCTGCTAGTCCTAATGGACCTGGTGCAGCAGCTAAAGTATCTACCCAATCAGAACTTACATTTTTTGCTGACTTGATTTTATCTTCTAAATCGTCAATCTGATTGAAAATCCTTTTAAATTCATCGGAACCAACTGCAGCACTTTTTAATTCTTTTTTAAGTTCTTTCAATTCTTTGATTGAACCTGAAAGATTACTATTTACATCTATTTCTATTTCTACTTTCTTAGCCATTTGATAATTCTAATTTTGTGTCTTTGAACGCACGGTTCAAAACGTCTTTATTCCCTTTCAATTGATTTATAATTTGAAAATCAATATTGGATGTGGATAGTATTTCTCTACATTTGAGAAATTCTTTTTTTTGTTTTGACTTTTTATTCTTATTCATATATATGTATATATTCTTTTACAGTGAACTAATTGTGTATTGTACACATATGGGATAAACCGAAAGGTGTCCAATAAATCTTATTTCAAAATAATATGTACCATTTACGAAGGTTGTTAAACCAAATTGTGATGGTGCTATACTAATAGTATTTGAACCACTATATGTTGCTAAAAATGGAGGACTAAAGGTAAGGGTATCAACTACTCTCCAAGGTTTATAATACAATTGATTTGGAACCATCGCATGAACCGATAATACACCTAAAACATTACTATTTCTTATCCACGTTTCCGCACCATTAGATGCCCATGTATAATTATGACTAAAAGTAATGCCGGTTGTTGTAACGGTCGTTGCGGTAAAATTAGTTACAGTTCCACTAACAGAATTTGAATTTAAATCTTGAACTATTTCAACATCATATTCTGATACCTCATTATTAGGGTAGACAAAATCCCGATTAATTAACTGTCTTATATATTTTCTACTCATATTTTTTTTATTTATTCATTCCTACGTTAATCCAATAAGTGTCACTAGGTGCAGAGGTTAATTCATTCCAAGTAACACCATAATCAGTTGAGAAAAATAAACCACCGGCTACTGTTGGAGGAACAGTGGTAAATGGTCGTTTTGCTGCAAATTGATATTGTCCACTTGCGGACACTTTAAGTGCACCACCTGCAGCACCAGTACCCCAATTTCCTGTATATGATGTTTCAGTCCAATCTTTACCATAATTACTTGAACGCCATATACTATTATTATAACATGTAGGTGAACCACCAAAATTATTTGCTAACGCAGTTTGATATTGTCCACTATATGACATATTGATGGAATGAAAATTTGTTGGTACAAATTGTGTACAAACCATCCAATCATTTACACTTCGTTCAAATGAAACACCATAATTATTAGATGTGTATATTTGTCCTACGCTATTTGAAACAGTAATATATTGACCATTATATGATAAAGCACCCCCAATCCATGCTGGTTTTAATGTAACTACATTATATGCAAGGACACTTGTTGGTAAAGATGTTAAAGCCGTCCAATTTTGACCATAATCACTTGACATGTATACATATTTGTCAGTTGAAGTACTACCATCTTCCGATTCTCCTGTTATCATATATCTTCCATTATTAGAAATAGCAAAAGCACCAATCCTATCCGATAATGTATTTTTCAATAACCAAGTTACACCATAATCACTTGAAACATAAACATAACCATTAAAATTAGAAGTGTTTACCCCACCAGCAATTTGAAATTGTCCTGTGGTTGACATATCTATCTCTCTTAAAACAGTACTTTCTGTAAAACCTGTTATTGACGTCCAAGTAGTTCCTGTATTTGAAGACCTATAAACTCTTGGAGTGTTACCATCATCAACTACTGACATATATGTTCCAATATCAGATATTCCAATATTCCACCATTCATCGGTACCTAAACTTGTCATTTGATTAAATGTGGTTCCTGTGTTAATTGATAAATAATTATAAGTATTGAAACCATCTCTTTGTGTGACACCAACAAGAATTTGTCCCGATATTGGATTTATTGGTGTTATTTCAACATCTATTCTATACTCAAAATCATAAGCGTCTGGTCTTGTGGTTGCAGTAAAAGTTGGTGATGTAAAAATTGTACCACTATCTGTGATACCCGTAATAAATGTATCAATAATACCCATATTACCATCAGTATCGTCTGTTGTATAATCTCTTCTAATTAGATTAAATGTGAAAAAACAAAATTGTGGGGCGGTAGTAATTACTATATTAAATGTTTCATTTAACTGTATACCACTAGAATATAAATTTGAAATATTAGTATAATGTCTATCTCTAAGTATACTATTTACGTTTACATCAAAAAAGGCACCGCCAATACCTTCTATTAATTCATCAAATGTTACTATAATTGAACCTCTCATAATATATAAATACTTTTAAGGACACGCAGTGCCACATGTTATTATTGTCCAATTTCCTAAATCAGCATATGGATACGCATATCTGATACTTTCACAATCCACACAACCAGATAATACTGTTGTACCTTTTGAACCAAAAAATACAGTTGTTCCATCAGGAAATGATGGTGTATTATATCTAATCCAACCTGTATCCGTTACGTTTATGGTTACACCACTATTATATGTTGAGACACCTCCACCACCCGCTATATTAACACCGAGTGCCGTTGCCGTTGTTGTAAAATCAGTACAACTCGTAAACACATTAAGTGTTGCTTGACTTTGTGTTGCATTAATCAACCAAACAGGATTATCCTGATTGTATATTGTATCTAAAGGTTCCTCTTCAATACTATCAATAAAGAAATATCTTTGAGGGTCATTTGTGTAACCAGTACCTGTTGTATAATAAGTATTCTCATCAACTTCCCAAATTGAATAAGGAAGATATGTTGTACCTGTAAACGGAACAGAACTTGTGTAACCACTAACGTTACCACCTAATGTTCCAACGAAGTAATCATATAATATTGAATAATAATATCTACTTTGTTGAATGTTATCTGTTCCTGTAAATTCAGTTTTAAAATTATATGTTGTACCGGTATTACCTAAACAATATTCATATTGAAAATATCTTGTTGGGTAATCCTTTTTGGTGTAGTTGTATTGTATTAATTCCGCTTTGGTTAAATCTGTTGTTGTTAGATTATAATTGTCTATCTTATTCCAAGTGAAATATTGTTGATTTATTTTGATAATATCTTGTGGTTTTAAATTTTTAATATCTGATAATTTTAAATCAAAGTATCCTGCTAACATTCTTGTGTTCTTATCAAAACTGTTTGCAACTCTATTTTCATAGAATAAATTGTACATATCCTGATTTGTATATGCGTTGAATAAACTTACACTATCTCCCGCAATTGTTGTAGGTTCTTCTGAATTAAACAAGATACAAATACTGTCATTATTAATCTTATTACTGTCAGGGTTACCCATCGGCATAGTATGAGATATTACTGGTGATATTAAACCACCTGATGGGAATGAACCATTACTTTGTGATACTCTAAAATATGAGGTGGTTACACCTGATATTGTAAAAACTTCTGTAGGGTCATCCAAGAATGGTGAGAAGTTACCAAGATTAAACATTAACTTTGGTTTGGTCTTAACACCTTTATATACCCAATCAACTGCAGTTCCAATTTCTTGAGGTTGTTCTGTATAGTTAATTCCTAATGGAATACCTACAGCATTACTTTCAATATTTGGATTATTGTTTGGGTTCCATTTTCTAACTATCTCAGATGAGAAAGTAGTATCAATTCTTTTAGTTTGAGATTTAAATTCTGTTGGGTTGAATACTTTATTCTCACCATATATTCTACTATTACTATCTTTAAAATCTTTATTACCACTATCACCATCCTCTAAATCACTTAATATCAATTCACTCTCAACAAAATTCTGTACAGGTTCTACGGTAAACCCTTTATCCCATGATAGTTTATCACTCCAATCGTAAATGTCACCAGAACCCACGTAATAGTCATAAGGTTCAATTATAATTTGATTTGGTACTTCAGGGTCAGGAATAAATAAAAGTCCGTATTTCTTAGCTATAGACGATAATATGTCTATTTGTTTTATCTGTGGGTCAATAACTAAACTAAAGTCAATATATGAACCATCTGATACCTCCACAACAGCGTTTGATACTTGTGGTGGATACGCTAATGGACGTATTGATAATCCAACATTTGAAGATGTTGTATTAAATCCATAGTTATATATATACTCTGGTTGGAATGGACAACCTGAACCACAATCTACATATTGTTCTTGAACATAACTAAATGTTGTTCCTGTTGTATTTGCAGGAATTGTTATTGTTTGTTGATAGTCTGTTGAACCTCCAAAACAAGGTTGTGAATTAAAATCCCAATTCAATACAATTTCTTGGTTACAAAGTACTGGTGTACCAGTCCCCCTTTTCACAACATATAAAGTCCAACTATGTGTTGTATATGGATAGGTTGTTGAACAAGCTGATGTTGATGATGCTTCAATATCATCTAACCATATTACCTCAACACCATCTAAACTAAATATCTGTGTTGCAGGGGTCTTATATGAGAACTTTGCTGTATCATTTGAAAAGTAACCATACATATACAATAACTTCATCCATGGACTTGACATAAAATCTGACTTGATTGTATAACCATATGTCTTGAATATTAGTTTAATTAATGAATATATGTTTAAAGCTGGTTTTAATTGGTTATCCCTTAAACCATCTTCAGGTGAATTAATTCTAAATTTCTGAACACCAGCAGAATAAGCTGCAGTTGTATTTGCCCAACTACCTAATTTGGTTGTTGTGTATAAAGTTGTTCCTGTTGCACCTGTTAATAGAACAGAAGTTGTATTTCCTGATGGTTGGTAATTGTAACCATTATGACAAACAGGATAAAAATAGTTGGATGGAACTTCTTTTGTTGATTTTAATGTTTCATATCTCCAAAATTGTAACACATTATCTCTACCAAACGTATGATTGAAGTGATAATCAACGTCTGTAAAGTTTAAATCCTTTAATAAGTTGTTACCAATCTTACCATATAGGTCGGCTATATTAGAAAATAGAGTAATATCATATTCAATTTTAGAATTTTGAACTGATACTCTATTAAGTTTCATGAAACCATTAAAATAACTTTCATCATTAATTAAAACTTGACACTGAACCTTTGCAGTTGCATCAAAGTATAATGATGATTGGTCAACATTAAAGAAGTTTTCAAAAAATATATTGTTCTTTTTGGAACCAGGTAATTTTACACCAATAGAATAATCAGAATTTCTTTTACTAATGTCCTGAATTTCTGCAAATGATTTGTTAATCGTAATTGGAATATCGGAATATAAATCTAAAAAATCATATTCATTTGGTGAGTATGATGTACTTGAACCATCACCGATAAAAGATACCTCATATGTTCCACCATTTGAACCACCTTGTTTAAAGGCAATAATGTCACCATCTTGAACATTAAAACTTGCATCGTCTATACCCGCAAAAGAAGTAAAGATTGTTCTATAAAATGTATCTGCCGGATGTTTAACAAATGTTTGAAGATAATTCAATCCAATACCTGGATTTGTTAAATTTATATTGTAGTATAAAATTCCATTTCCTGTTGCCTGAAATTCAATATATGAACTTGATGATGGATATGTACCTGTATATGGATTGAGTGTTGTACCTGAACCAGATACAGTAATACCAGTAGTTGACCTTAGAAATACAGATAAACTTGTATCACCGGTAACTGTAATATTACTTGGTTTATTTGTTTGTACTCTAAGTACCGTTTGTTGTTGTTGCGACATATATTAAAATCCTTTATTTACGAAGAAACCATCTGCGTATTTACAAGTTATTCTGTATTTGTTTAATTTCTTATGTTTAACATTAATTGTTTCAACCTCAGTTGATAACACTTGAATTGGTCTTAAATCTTTATATACTTTATCTTGTCTATCTAATGGTGAGATATAATCTTCTTTTACCTCGTAAACTTGAGGTGAATAGAATAATTGTTCTAACCAATTTCCCATAGGTTCAGATAGAAAATCACTTTCTAATACAAATTCTCTTTGAACATCCGTATCAAAAGTTTTAACTGTTCTACCGACGTTTCTGTCAGGACTAGACAAATTGGTAGCATAATATCTATTATCATATGTTTGTCTTGTTATCTTTTTTATATCCTGTCTATATTTTGTGAAGGTATAATAGTCATATCCTCCACGGTTATTTAAAAATGACAATCTTGTATCTTCAGGTCCACAATTATCGTATAGATAGAAGTAGAAAGCTTCAGATACAGGACCTATTGGACCAAGACCAATTCTATTTGTGTTAGAATTGGTTGGCCAAGCGTAAAACAATTGTACTCTATAGTAGGCAACTTGACTAAAATCAATTGTTGCAAATAGATTTGTTATATCTTTTGGTCCACATGGTAACCCAAATACTCTTAAATTATCTGTGAACCCTGTTGGTGATGCATATGTTGTACCACTAAAGTTTAATTGTTGTTCAAAGTATGTTCCAGATACTTGTGTATTGTTAACATCATAAAATTCAAAGACCGCAAAGTCAGCTTCAATAAATTGTCTATCTCCGCTTTGTCCGTTTAAGTAATATAATACATAATTTTCGTCTTCTTGTATAGTCTGAATACGTGGCGCATCAGTTAAAAATCTTGATGTTTCACTCATCTCAGGTAGAGTTGGGTAATCCATCAAATACTGTGACATAGGTGACAATCGTCTATACGTGTCTAATGTATTGATTGTTAAACCAGTTCCAACTACGGAACCTAATTCTTGGTCAAAGTTTGGTAAGTAAAACTTTTCTTTACCCATTTGTAATGTACCACCGACATAATCAAAATATTCACCTGTGTTGGTAAATCCTGATGCGGTAAATCCTGTACTTGTTGCACAAAACGGAATTGCAGTATAGTGGTCATAATCATTTGAAGGTGAACCACTATATTCTGTAACCAAAGTTGTTCCTGTTACGTATTTGTAACCATACTTAAAATTAGCCTTAATATTATTTGGATATGGATTATTCCAATTGATTAATTCAGTTGTTTGGTACCAATCATTTAAATAATAATTTTGATAATGTTGTGTCTGTACAAAATTGGATAAATAATCATATGGTCTTATATTAAAACGATATGTAAAAGTGGAACCTGATTGTGTTGTGCTATATGGCACTAATGACATTCTTCCAACTTTATTATCGTTGGAAAACATATCAACATCCAATTCCATGGATGATAAATAAGTATCACCTGTTAAGACAACTTCATATGTTCCACCTCTTTGGTAAATCATATCAGTACTCCTTCTTAATTGGGAGTTACTATTTAATCCGTTTGCGTATTGTGTTGGGTATCCAAAACTCATATTATATACCTTCTATTAAGTTAATCAATTCTTCGTAAGACTCGTCACCGATTAGTTCAACTATCTTAGGGTCGTTAGAAATTGTTTCTAATGCAACATCTAAGAAATTTGATGGTCTTATTCCGAACTTTTTTATGTTTGTTTGTATTGCAAACGCAAAACTTTTACGTTTGATAAATCTTCCTTTTTTATCTCTACCTGTTAATCCTCTACTCTTAATCCATTCTTCCAGTACACTAATTGGAACACCTTTCTTTCCTGGCAATCTTCCCGATTGTACCCACTGAGAATATTGTTCCGCAAGTACTTGAATTACAGTATTATCTTTTTGTGTAACTACTTTAACTTGAATACTATCTTTCAACTTTCCTGATGCAACTTTATCTCCAAGTCCTCTAAATTTGGCAAACCCAAATGGATAACGTTTTTCTTCTAACGTTTTCTTGAGGATATTCTCAATAATAGGTGCTATCTTTTCTAAGTTCATATTATATTGTTACTCCTGTAAATCCTGAGTATGGGTCAAAGAATGGTTTCCAATTTTGTCCTTCCATTAATTCCAACATCTCCTCATTATTATATATAATTGATTTGGTTTCCAACTTTGAAATACATTCAGGTTCGTCTCCAACCCACTTAACAAATGTTAATTGATTGTCATTTGATATTCTTAATGTATCGATTGATGTTGTTAACACTTCGTCAAAATTTATTTTACCACATTCTTCAATTTGAAAGATTACATATTTAGTTTCCATAGTTTGTTTTTATATATAAAGATACTTAATTGCGTTGTAATTCTGTAGAACTTCAGCGTCAGTTAATACTCTTGTGTAAAGTTGGGCTAACCCAATCTTACCTTGAAAGTATCCATTTCCTCCTGAACCAATCCAACCTCCTGGGTCTAACGTAAAGGACCCAATTTTTAATTTGGATGTTCCATACGCATTGTAACCATTTCCTGCACCAGTGGAGTTTAAAACACCATCCACATATAGTTTGATTGAATTAGCACCAGTACATACTCCAACGATATTATGCCACGCATCATTATTGAGTGCATTAGTTGATGTTAAAATCCGATAATTTGTATCGTAAACACCATAACAAACTTTACCATCTGTCTTCATGTAGATATGTCTATCGGCAATAGTTCCATTCTCAACTCCCATAATCTTATGACCGGCAACTGTTCCTGTTCTAATCCAAATAGACATAGTATGAGTTGGTATTGGATTGTTTCCCAAATCAACTGTGGTAATAGCAAAATCATTTACACCATCAAATACAAAATGTTTTGGATATGTTGATACAAATGTAGGACCGTTGGTTAATGTTAAAATATCAGGAACACTAAAAAGGTTTGTTACATCCGCACCTGACCCCGAATAACTATCTAAGTTATTTGGGTCATAGAACATCCTTTGACTATTAGTTACATATTGTGATAATGTACTTTCAAAACCGAGTGGTGCAAATGTCATTATATTAAGTTCTTAATGTTCGCTAGGTAAACGTTTGACGAATCAAAACTAACCAAGGTTATTATGTCAGTGCTTGTTGTTGTCGTTGGTACGTAAGGGAAACTACCCGGTTGTTTAACACTTGATGGGAAAGTTACCGTTGCTGAACCTGTTGTTGCCAACTTGATATTAACCGTTTGACCTGGTGTTATATTTGTTGGTAAGATGTGAGTTGCTGAACCACTAACCAATTGTAGAGTAAAGAAGTTACCTGTACTCAAATCAAGTGATGCTGTGTTAGAAGCAATACTTAATGCTGATACGTTACCTTTTACTGAACCTGATACAGTTAATGAACCAGTGATTACTGCTGACCCTGTGTAAGGGAAAGTTGAACCACCACCTCCACCACCATTAAGTGCAAACGATGCGGTTAATGCGTTGGTTGCGTAAGACGCTGTACCTTCTAAAGAACCTGTAATACCATTACTTACATTTAATGAACCTGTAACTATTGTATTAACGTTTGTTGATAATGAACCTGTACCACTAGCGTTAGTTAATCTTAGATATGTGTCTACTCCTCTATTATTAGCACCCAACGATGTTTCAACATAAGCACTACCAGTATTAACAAAAGTGGCAACAATTGATTGTGTGGTAATCTGTGCAATATCATAGTTTGTTAAATAAAATTGTTGATTATTACCATCAAATCTTAATGCACCTAAATTAGATGATGGATTAGTGTTAAATGGATTTGAATTAAAATGTAATCTTTTTGAGTTTATAGTTCCATCAACTTGTAATGGGAAACCACTTGTTTCATACATTTTAGTTGTACCACTTAATATAACATCACCAATTCCGTTGATTGAACCAAATGAACCAGATACAGTTAATGAACCTGTCATCACTGAGTTACCAACAAATGTTGAGTTACCAATTACATTAAGTGAACCTGACACACCAACTAATGAACCTGAAGTTACATATAAACTTGTTCTTCTTGTTCCTGTTGCTGTTCCTGTACCTACTGCGAATACTGTTCTTGCTGAGTCAGCCA